TCACCAATCACTATAAACAATAACAACTATGAAAATTATCACAACAGAACCAGAGCAACTAAGAGTAATCTACTTTAATGAATTTGTAGACTACATGAAAGAAAAATCTCCTCCGCCTCATTGGAGTACTGGTTTATTTGGGGTTAGCGTAACGCACGAGAACGACAGTCATTATATACTAATGCCAAACAACGGACAGGTTGACTTTAGAAGAGGGCAAGTATTATGTGTTAGGAATGATTTTTCAATGTTCACTTTGACAGAATCAGATATTTCACATCAGACTCTTTATCAAAAATATTCTTTTGATTTTAAAAAAGAAAAACCGCTACTAGACTATTTAAACAATAAGTAATACAAGACAATATGAAAATACTAAAAGAGGGCAAACCCGAGAAGCCAAAAAAGCACAAGTGTAAGCGCTGTAATACAAAGTTTGAATACACGAAAGAGGACGTTAAACCAGACTGGAGAGAAGGCGATTATGTAGAATGTCCTAAATGTAAAACCTTTATAAACGTATAACCATGTTTACCTACCTAATAAAACAAGGCTCAGAGCTATGGATGTATAGCAATGAGAAAAAAATGCCGGACTTAAGAGATTACAGGAAAAAAATTGAAATTCCTCTTATACAAAAAGGCGAAAGTGAAACTAAATACATTGGACACATAGAAACCGATAATTGGACGTATCGTAAAAACTATCGCGATTGGCTTTCCTCCTGCCAGCGTGTTCAAGTTCATCCTAGCGAAGTGGAGAAGGTTGAAAGGTTTGCAGAAGAATGTTATTGGGATTCCAGAAAAGCCGGAGATTTCCTACGTGATTTAGAAACCGGAATACTAATCCCTTCAGGAGCTTTGAGAGTGGAGAGAAATAAAGTAGGTCGCCGAGGTATAATAAAGGACGGTATCCCTGTTAGCTCTGAAGAGTGTTTTTCTGAATACGCCTTCCTTAACGAGGAAACAAAACGCGCCGAGGAAAAAGGAATGGCAGACGAAAACCCTCGCTACCCAATTTGGAAACACCTATACCATGAACACAACTTACTTCTACTGGACTCAGAAATAGACGAGTTAGTTAATTTAGTTGAACAGTTTTTAATCACTAGGAGGGAGAAGTAATGAAGACAAAAGAAGAAATAATCAAAAGAATAAAAGTAGATAATTCTAACTTAGAGCATATTTGTAAATCTGGGACAATCAACGGCTCCTTATTAATTGACATTCAAAAAGCCATGCAGGAATACCATGATCAGTTTAATAACTGGATAAGTGTTGAGGAAAGTTTGCCGATGGTTACGGTAGACGACTTTTTAAATAACAACGAACTGTCAAAAGCAATACTAGTAACCAACGGAATTGATATGAGATTGGATTTTGTTGGAGATCACAATGTTTGGTACTACGTAGCAAAGGAAGCTGGAATAACCCATTGGATGCCCTTACCGCCACTCTCTGCTACAAAAGCTGGCAATCATTAAATAACTATATAACTATATTTGAAGCATGGAGCCAAGTCACAAAACAGAACCTGTTACATTTATAAAAGTATGGGAAGAAATAGATGGACATAATTTTCTTGTTCAGCCCGAAATAAGCAAATATATCAGGCAATTAGAAAATGATCTTTTAGAAACAAGAAGGCTTTTGTCAAATGAATTAGAACTCAAACACGAAAGAATTAAATACCCGGAGAAGAACTAACTATCAATGACCGAACATGAAAGCCAAGGAACTGGTAGATAAAATAAAAGCCAAGAGCGATATAATAACCTTAACCCACAAGGAAACGGGTCAGAAGTTCAGCATTAGCTTTGTTACCTATGTTAAAGGTTTCGACGGTGATCACTATGTAGAACTTCATCTATACCCCGGTGGAGTAACAAGTAAAACAAATAGCGTGAGAGTTGACGAAGTGAGGAAGTATTACAAAGTGGCTATTTGCGCCTCAAAATCAGAAGTGCGCCGGCACATAAAACAATACCAAGAATCGCAAAGCTCTGCCAGGAATAATCTTTAACCTCGACATTTACCCTTTCATAAGGCACCCGAATCTCCCTGATTATAGTGTCAGAATCACATTTGCCGGAAAGGAAAACGGTAGAATCGTGTGTATTGTAAAAGTACTTTAAAGTCAGCTTTCCTTCTCGAATAATCACAGAGTCCAGGCCTTGTTTAAAGATCGTGTCTGTTTTTACTTCCTTAGTGATTAAGGTATCATGAACGGTTAACGTGTCCTGAGTGAATTTACCGCACTTCTTTTCCAGTTTGGATAAATGGTAATTGCACGAACAACTACTGAGCAGGATCGCCGTTAACAGGCTGAACAATATCTTCATCTTTGAAAAAGTTAGTTAATACTTTACCCACTACTCCTACGGCATTTAAAATAAAAATAGTCCAGAGTTGAGCGTGTTCGCTTAATGGCAATCCCATAACCATACCGGAGAAAGAAGAAGACCCTAAAAGTATAGCGTCCCCTATTTTTCTCCACTTCGCCGGAGTAGGCTTTTTGTAATTGTCGAACAAACTCATTTTTTCTTATAAATATTTTCTTCTTTAATACCTATGGTTCTTAGCCATGTAGGGACATCAAAACAAGGACAGGCTTTATTCTCCACTTGGTTATGCCCTAAAACTAAAACGTGTGGATGGGCTGTAACTACGTGGTGAACGTAATTTCTAAGCGCTAATAACTGCTGATTGGTTCTTGTATCTTTCGGAGTCTTACCGTCTTTCTCAACGCCTCCGACATAAACTACATGGCGAGACACGCCATTTAAACCGAGCGCCCCGTTAGTGATTTCCCTTGGTTGCACAATAGCGTCACCGTCATAAGGCACGAGGTTAGTAATAACTCCGCTTAAATGAATCATGTCGGAATATCCTACCTGCTTCCAGCCTCTTCCTTTTGGAGCAGGTGAGCAGTGCATACGTCGAATATCATCAGCGGTTAGTTCTTTACCTTCCTGAGTGGCGGTGCAGTGAAGGATTAAATAAGTTAGTTTTTTCATGGTCTTTTACTCTCCTTCCACCACTTATAAATAACAAATCCTAGAGAGACAGCAGAAACAAGTATTTTAAAAATAAGTTCTATGTCCTGTCCTAAAGTGTATAAGGTAATTCCAGTTACTCCTGTTACCTCTATTGTATCAAGTATTGCTGATCTCATTTAGTAAAGTGGTGATTCGTATGTGAAATAAATATTTAAACTTGCGCTATTCCAAGCCGTAACAGCCTGAATGTATAAAGTAGTGTCAGCCGAAGTAGAAAAGATTCTCTTTAAAATACTCGCATCAGAAATAGTTAAAATCTCATTTGCGCCTACAGCCTGAGCTGCCACTACTTCTGTACCGCCGTTTGTAGTACCGATCTTGATTCCTCCGGTTACAGCGTTAGCGGTTGTGTTTACAATCGTAATGCTTTTAATTACTCCGTTCTTTGAAACAGTCGCTGTAGTGTTAGCGGTTACTGCTGCTAATCTGGAAGTTGAGAAGCTGGCAGGATCAGTAGCGTAACGTCCATCTAAGTGGAAGCAATCAATATATTTAGTCGTAGAAGCTGAAGAAGAGAAGTTATTGTTAACCGTATTAGCATAAGTAGAGAATGGGAAAACACATCCTTGGAAAATAGTAGCTTGTGATCCCTGGAAGAAATAAGAAGTGCAGTTGTATTGACCTCCGATAAACTTAACGCCTGTGGTAGAAATCAGCCAAATATTAGACTGATAAACGTGACAATCTGAAATTGTCATGCCGTTAGTCATAGAGGTAAATTTGAAAGCTAAGTTTGAGTTATGGTTTAAATTGACCCCGGAGATAATAGAGTGATCATTATTAGTCCCAGCATTTACAATAATCCCATCTTTACCATAGCTAATGTTGCAAGCTCCGTCTATGGTCATATTTCCAGAGGTACTTTGAATAGCAGCCTCTAAAGTGTTGTAGAAGTTGGTAGAAGAAACTTGCATATACTCCGCGCGGTTTGAGAAGTCACAGCCGTACAAGTTTGAAATGAAAGTACAATCAACAATCCGTCCGCCTATGTACTTTGTCCCGGCGCTGTTAACGGTATTATTAACCATAACCGCTTTACCGCCGAACAGCGTAAAGACACAATTAGAAATAGAAAACCCTCCCGAACTACTATTAAAGGTTAACGCGGTTTGACTCGTTCCGGTAGAGTTTCCTTCAAAACGAATCCCCTCTACTGTCCAGAAAGCAGCGTTATCGCTTGCCGTAGTAGCAACAGTAAAAATACTTATGTTGGAAGTAGTTTTGATTATTGCCCCCTCACCTTTAAGATTAAATCTCTTACCGCTTACGGAAATGGTGGTCGTGTCTATTAAGTAGGTGCCAGCTGGGAATTTTATAGTGGATCCGCTTGGAGCGGTGGTATTCATAAGCGTATTCAAAGCCGCTCGGTCGTTAGTAGATCCGTCACCTACCAGACCGTATAGTTTAACGTTGTATTCGTCAATAGAATTTACAGCATTGATAACGCTGTTTAATTTTGTCCTTACGCTAAGGCCTGATTCGCCGTCCGCTATTTGAGATATTGATGCCATTTATTTAATCGTTCCAGGTTTCTGTGTCCATCCATGTTTTATTATCATTCCATAAACCAGAGGATAGAATCCAGTTTGATAGAGTCTCTGAGAAAAAGAAGCTGATGAATAATTTTAAACGGCTCGTGTTCATGTCTTACGCGATATCTGTTTTGATAGTGATCACCTCTTCGGCAATAGGCGTATAGGCACCGGCAGCCACTAGCACAGCGTAGATTTTCGGGTCTCCACTGAAAGAACTAGAGTTAGGTAAACCAATAGGCGCTTCCGGTTTCGCAGAGCTGTTTTTATTTGCCGCGAAGGCGCTCCACGACGAATGAGAAACTTTACCTAAGAAATTGTCTTTCATCTGATCGTCTGTTGGCGCAAAAGCGGCGTTGTCGGCTGCTATTGTAAAAGACGAAGAGAAAAAGTAAACATCGATAGATGGCGTTCCAGATTGATTACTGCTTATTAAATGATTGAGCAGTATATAAGGATTAGCAAGCACCTGAGAGTAACTTAGCTCGATGGGTGTCGTAGAGCCGTTTGCGTTGATAACGTCTCCGGTTGTGTAAGCGGTAGTATCGTTGGGTCTGGTGATTGTATTTTTAGGAATCATATTGAATCAGTGGTTATTGTTAATGAATTGTTTCTTAATTTTTTGTAGAAACCAACGTCGCTCATCTCGCTTATTTCAAAGGTAAATGAAGCGCTCGCTACGGGTGCGGCATCTATGTTAGTGATGTTGTTGTCTATGAGATATTTATATACCTTTTCCAGCGGATAGCCAGATTGTAAAACCAAGTCATACCACGTCTGATTTTCTTTAATCACGCCGGTAACCTGGTTCGCCGGAGCTGAAGTATTTTTTTTGGTTAATTGAGGGGGGTTGACTATTCTGAAGGTCGAGTCGTACTCTACCGTTTTATTCGGGTTTGCCTCAAAGTCAAAGTCGATAGAATCTATAAAGGAATTTTCACGAATCAGTTTATACACGTTGTCAATGGTGTATCCTGACTGTATCGCTAAGTCGTAAATATTTTGTCCGTATTTTACTTTAATCTCTGCCATTATAATCTGATCGCATTTGGATTAATTACCAACCTGCCCGAACTATCAAATTCAACACTAGGACGATCAACTGTGTACCCGTCCGCTTTTAACTGTAATTTTATTTCTCGTTCAATAGTTTGTTCGACTCCGGACCCAGCCTGATACTGCTTTATCCCAACGCCTACGGACGGGAACTCTTTCCACCATCCCAGATAAGCACTGATTATATCTTCAATGTGCTGTTCGTCAGAGGGACCAATCTTAAAGTCTCCGTTTTCGATTAAAAGATCTCCGTCTGAGTCAAGTAAAATGTCATTAGCTTCCATGAGTAATTTTGTTATTTGATAATTCCGCCTGAGTAGTAAGGGTTATAGGTGTTACGTTGTATCCTGTGAAGTATGCGGCTAAAGAGCCGTTTGTTACCGATGTTCCTGGAGAGCTTGATCCGGCAGAAAGTATGGCTGCAATAACCGCCTTTAAAGCGTTCACTTGAGTTTCCAAAGCGTTAAGTTTTAGCTCGATCACTCTTGTTTTAGCAATACCGCCGTGAGCTCCATCGTTAAATCGGAAACTTGTGGCGTCGAACTCAAAATAGTTACTTGAGTCTATGTAGCACTTGACCTTTTGGATATCAGAATACATAAAGACGTAATAGCTGTTTCTTGTGCTGTTCGCCACTACTACCGTACTATCAACTTTTGGAATTAAGGAAAATCCGTCGTTAGCTTCCGCGCTTAGTTTCACCTTTGGTATTTGAGTTGCTGCCACGCCAGAAATAGGAGTGCAATCACAAGTAAAAGCGTCTTCGTCTACTGAGTTAACGGTACACACAACCAGGCTAACGATATCCTTATTGAAGGTACCGGCAGCTTGCTGTATAAGCTCTATAAGTTCACCTGTTTTTAAACTCATAATCCGTTCGCTATTTCGTCTGCTGTAAATTCACTTAATTTTAAATGCAGTTCTATTTCCTGTCTGAACCCTTCCTGTCCGAACGTTGTTCTAACAGCCTTAACCAGGTACGATCCATTTCGCTCGGGCAAGATGTCGTCGATTAACACCACTTCGTCCCCATGTTTTACTTTCGGAAGCCCGAACGTTGTAAACTTTCCGGAGAATCCGGTGTAATAGAACTTTCGAAGCTCTCTTTTCCCCAACTCCTTTAACTCGTCTACAGTTTGTATGTCCCAGAAGTAAAGGGTTCTTAACTCTCCGTCTGGCTCCCCTACAAAAGTTTCCAGGCGCTGGTGCTTGGTTTTTTTGTTACCGTTTTTATTGGTAGTCGTTAGCTCGATCTTGTTTATAGAATAGCAGGTGGCCCCAAGCTTTATATCTTCGACGCGTTTAAATTCGAGATCGTCGCTGATAATGTTTTTTTGAAACCCAAAAACCTTTGTTTCCCTGTCTGAAGGATAGTATACTATTCCCGAGCAACGCAGCTCGCTTTTATATGTACCATCCTGTTGTAAAACGTTTCGGAAATAGCTGTTTAGTCGAGCCTCCTTTTTTAATCGACTTAAGACGCTTCCGATAGTGTCGTCCTGGGTCCTGAACTCCGCGTTGATATTGGTTTCTATTTTTTGTCCAATCAATGAACCGGTAATGAGTGTGATATCCTTAGTTGAGTCCTGCGCATCAAGCATTTCCCTAACCATGGACTGCACAGAATACTCTGTATTTAAGAAGACCTTGTTAGGCGTTTTGATTTGTTTTAACTGCCACATTCTATCCTCGCATTCTAGCGTGATAGGCATTTTGGGATTTATCTTTGTGATATATCCGTCAAAACAAATGTTCATTTCTTCAACTTCTTCCAGATCCGCGGTAGGGTAGTTGTAGCCAAGTTCTATTCGGATTTTATCGCCCCTGAGAATAACCGGCACCGAATCGTCAGACCCTATAATGCTTTTACCAAACCAGTTGATTTTATTGCCTTCTCCATCGTTGAGATAAACTTTTTTTGGGAGTGTTATTTTGCACGTATCCGTTAGGTTTTGCCATGAAGAAGCTATCTCGATATTATTTACAAATCGAAGAATAAAAACCTCGTCTCTAGTCGGGTAGGAGGTAGAGGGAACTTGTGTGATCGTTATTTTGCTTATTAAGCGGTGCATTATGCGGTCGTGTTCGATTCTGAAACAATGTTTAGTTCAACAGGGATATCAGTAACGCAGTAGAGTTTGAATTTTTGGTAGGAGTATCCCCCTTCCATCTGGGGAAGATCGTATGTCTCTATAACTAAGGTGTCGATGTCCAGATTTTGCAAAAACCTGCTCACTACTTTAAAAGCGACCGGCGCGTTAATCAAAGCCTTTAAGTCTGCAACTTCCTGATATGGATAAATCCCGTTTTTACCGGTAATCGTTCCTTCAATTATTACTACATCATCTCCGTCGCTGATGTATTCTTTTATAGTTCCCTTCAGTCCCTGAATAGGAGTTTTTACAATGTTTTTCGCTCCCGACGTTGTGAGAATCATAGTGTACAACTGGAGCTTTGGCACTATAAAAGTTTGACCGTTTACAGTGTAAGTAAATTCGTCAATAGTGAGATCTGAATAAACCGGGGTGCCTATTTTAGAAGTATACAAAGGCTTGTCCCTTACCACGCCTTTTTGAGCGATCTGAATCCCCGCTGCATAAAGACCTGTGGTGACTATCTTTGTGGTGACCCCTTTAATTATGTAGTCGCTAGCCATTTATATTCCCGCTACTATTTGTGCATCCTGGACCGCCGAAATCATACTCTTGAGGAATAAGTTATAAGCGTCTTCCGCGGAAGCTGGTAAATTATTTGTTGTTATATTGATCCCTCCTTCATTCATCTTGTCGATGTTGATGGTAATATTTGTGTACTGAGTCTGTTTGACCTTTGAGGTTTCTTTTTTAGCATCTTTGGCGGAGTCCCCTTTTTTATCGTTCAGCTCCTTAGATTTAGCTAAGTCGATTTCTCCTTTATAGTGAGCGATCTCACCCTTGATTAAAGCGATTCGGCGCAAATATTTTTCAGCGTCCGGACCTTCTCCAATCCCCATTAACTTGAGAATGTTTTCTTTCTGGAAATTTTTACTTAGGTATTTCGAAAGCTTTTCAAGTCGGTTAATCTTATCATCATCCGTTGTTTTCATTTCCCGGATCGTTTCCAACTGATGAAGCTCGCCGGTTAACTCCGCTCCCTGGTTAACCTCGCCGTATCTCAACCCAACTCCTTGGGATTTCAGGCTTTTCTGAAGGCGATTTGATCGCGCCATCTCGTCGTTAATCTTTGTGAGATGTTCCGACAAGAACCCAATTGATTCCTTTAAATTTTCAGAGAAGGTGGTTCCGATGTTTACTTTAAATTGCTCCCATCCGTCGTTTAAGTTGGAGATCTGACCTCCGAGCGTTTTAGATTGTTCTTCCATCAGGTTGAAGAACTGACCCCCTTCTTTTGTGAGGTTAGCCATAACCTGTTGAATCTGCGGAAACCCTACTTTACCTTCTTCAACGTATTTCCTTAATGCTAATCCCGATTTACCGGTAATTTTCTCCAGTTCTTTCCAGATAGGAATACCGCGATTTGCAAACTGGTTAATATCCATGGTCATAGCTCGGCCTTGGGTCCGGACAGTCCCATACAAATAAGCTATGTCCTTTATAGGTGCACCAATACCGGCGGAAACATCTCCTAACGTTCTGATTTCCCCTTCGATTTCACCCGCAGAAGATCCAAAGGCCAGCAATTGTTTTGTCGCGTCCTGAACTTCGGTTAGTTCAAAAGGTGTTGTTTTAGCCAGGTTAACGAGTCTATCGTTTAAAGCGGTAGCTTCTTCGGCGTTACCGTGAAGCATGGTTTTAATGGAAGTAGTAAAAAGCTCCGCGCGGGAATAAGAATCGATCACGGCTTTCCCGAAGCTTGTCACAGCTCCAATAGAAAAAGCAGCGGCGATAGCAGGTCCCAGGGAACTGATGCCCTTTTGTAACCCCCCTACATTAGCTTCGGCCCGCTTTGCTTGCTGGCTAAAGTGATCTTCCATCGAGAAGACAAACCTTACTTCTTCTGTTCCTGCCATTTTAAAAAAATTAGGCTGATATTTCTACCAGCCATTATTTCCATTTACCGTCTGTTTTTAAACAAAATTTTAATTGTTCCCAACGAATACAAAAGTCCTCGTCGCTTAATTTGTTTGGATCTTCATGAAAATGATACCTGATTAAAGCGTCACGTTTTAAAAACTCCCCGTTAGCGACAAGAGCTTCAGCATCCGTTATTTTTTTTTTAGTTGCTCAGAGTGCCAAACCACCATTTTACAAGCGAAGTCAATCGCTCCTAAATAGATTTCATCGTTTTTATACCCTTCCTCCAGGATTCTGTGATCGCTTTCTTCTCGAATCAACGAGGTTCTTACAATATGGTCCCCGGCTTGAGTTTTAGAAATCTCATAAAGATCAATCGCTCTCATTTTGTCAAGCCTGGCAGGTTCTTTTAAGTAACCGTACACCGGCTCATTTTCATGAATAAACAGAAAAGGAGTTACCCGCGTATTTAGGACCTCGGAAAGATGTTTAGCCTTTTCTTCGCTGATCGCTTTGTACTTATCGATTATCTCTGCCTTTTCCATTATCTTTTGATGTCACCGATTAGTAAAGGAATGTTCACTTTAAAAGAAGTGTCGCCCTGGCTTCCGTCGAACGGATTTTCCATAAATTCCACGTAGTTTAAAGTATCACCCGTTGGAAGAACTCGTGATCCAGCAAAAACTATCTGAATGTCGCTTGGTTCAATTTGGAGCGGATCCCTGTTAGGGCTTGCGTCGATAATCTTCTTCCACTCATCAAAGTACATTTCTATTGAGCCTTCGTAGTCGTAATTTCCGTATTCGCGATACACAGGCTTGTTTCCCCATGCGTGGCCGTTCTTTTTTTCCTGCTTGGCTTTATAAGAGATTTTAGTTGCTCCTATTACAACGTTGCCGTAGAGGACAATCGATAGATTACCCCAACTGTATGCAACTCCTTGAACTATTGCTGTTGTCGCCATTTATTATATGCTTTGAACGTATTGAATTTTAATATCTATGTTTCTCGCTACACCGATACCAATCAGATCAACCGAAACGGCCAACTGATTAGTAGACTGAATGTTTTGAGTTGTGTTTACCGTAACCGCTTTGTCGGACAACTCCTGATCCCTCACCATTGGGTCAAGGGCAGTCTCTCCAACACCTTCGAACTTCGCGACATCTACGTCTGTTAATGTACCGTCCGAATTAAGAACGAGCGGACCGTTAAGACTAGGTAAGTAAGCTACACGGAGAAGGCGGATAGCCTTGTCGATTGTCCTGTTGTTCTCGATATAAGCGTAGTCGCTTGACTCAAGAACGCAAGTGTGCGAGTCGTTTACATAAGTACCCGAATATCCTACTTGCTTTAAAAGGAAAATATACCGGTTGGTGTCGAGCGACGTTAAAAGTGAAGTAGAGCTTGCTGAAACCTGAACGCCGTTCGCGAAAGCTGGAACATCCAACTCTTCACCCGCGGCCAAGTTAAACTTGCCAAGCCAAGCAATATCTTCGCTTACTTTCGCAAAAGAAACAGCCCCAAGAACGTTACCTAAGTTTGTAATCGAACGGCCGGTAGCTTTGTAAATTCTGTATCCGGTAGCAAAACCGTCCTGTCCAATGACTACGGAAACTTTTGGAGAATTTAAACCGCTAAGGTCAGCAAGAGCACTAAGAGTAGCCGCTGAGTAGTCAAACGTTACCAGGATTGAACATGGCATATGCGCCGTTTCAAGAGTCGCTGCGATTGTTTGAGCCGCTTGAACTTTTGCGCTTGTATAGGTTGTCCCGTCACAGAAAACCGCGAACTGTCTTATTTTACCAGTAGCGTAGTTTTGAACCGTTTGAACGTCTGAAAAGTCATACGTAGATGGCACGCCGTACATACCAATATATAACTCGCCTTTCGGCTGAATACGGAAATATTCGCTGATATGGTAATGCCACTGAGAAAGCTTTGAGTAAGCCCCGCCAGAGAATTGCGTGATAGTTCCGGCGATAGTCCCGGTAATGGTAGCAGTAATAGGAGTGCCAGAGTTAAGGAAAATACCCATACCGTCACGCGCTGTAATGGTCACGGTAGCCGTGTTTACTGAAGCTGTGTAGCCATGAGTAGATGTCCCGGCGTTGATTGTTGCAGCGATATCGGTCGCAACTAAAGCGGCGGTCGTAGCCGCGCTGGACCTTGTATATGCTCCTAACGATATTAGTCCTGTGCTGCTATCTTCTGTAACGTATTCCTGAACTTTTAACTCGATGATGTCACCGGCGGCGCCCGCGTTGGTCACTAAATAGGATCCTGTCGCTGCTGTTTCGTCTGAAAAATCGTCTGTGATTCCTAAGTCTTCTGCTTCTTCCACACTAAATACTTTTTTAATGCGGTCAGTTGAAGAGAATCCGGATGGCAAAGTACTGGTATAGAAAATTATTCCGGAGATGTGATCTTCTCCCGGAAGAGGTCGGCCAAGTCCGCCTTGCCCCTTTACAAATGTAACATCATTTAATGCCATGAATTTCTTATTTAAAAAGGGAGGCGTTACCTCCCCTTAATTATTTTTTATTTTTTTTCTTTCCGCCTTCGGAAACGATCTCTGTCTCTACTTCCGGAGAAACCACTTCTTTTACTTCGCCAAGGATTTCCTCCCTGGTCATAGTTTTTACTGAAGAAGGCACCTTGTGTAAATACCAGTTGTCGTGTTTGTCGAAGTGAACCACTGTAACGTGCTTCAGTTCGTTACGTAATGCTTGTTTTAATTCTTCCATGTTGTGATCGATTAAGGTTCAACAACACGAGACTCTTCAATCCATTTTGAACCATTCCATCGGAAACGCATACATAGAGATTTGTTCGCGGCAAGTGCTACGCCGGTAGATAGAGCGGTGCTTGTAATAACTTTGGATCCTGCGAAACGAATGCGACCGGCGCCGGTACCCTTACTTACAAAAATTGTAAATTGGTCCCCAACACGATAGTTAGTGGTCGTGCTTGAAAATTTATACACGGCTGAGTCTGCTAGATTTGCAGATGGGCGGTAAACCGTTTCCCAAGCGTTTGGGGTGAAGAGAATGGTGTCGATAGTCGCGCTGGTTACATCAGTTGTAGTGATGATAGCGTAGGTTAAAACGCGTCCGGTATTGTCCTGGTTCTTGGTAGTTCCAAAACGAGGGGAAGTGATTTGAGCAAAAGCGCACGAAGTCAGTGCGAAAAGGCAAAATAAGGTTAATAGTTTTTTCATGATTATCTGTTTTTTAAAGGGGGCTGTTAACCCCCGTTATTTTAAGCTGTTAATGTTGTGTAGATTACTAATTGATCCGAGAAACCAATCTGAGTGTCCATTTTGAACAAACCTTTCACGAAGAAAAGCTCAGAGTTAGCTTGGAGTTTTTTAAGCTCCAGTTGGTTGTCTTGCACCGAGTTGATCCCTAACCAAAGGTTAGAATCCTGATCAGGCTTAGCGATACAGATTACAAACGTATCATCAGGAATACCCGCGCAAGGAACAACGTCGTACCCTGAGTACTTGTTCTCTCCTTTTTCAGTAGTGTTCTGATTTTTGTAAGTGTCTTCGCGAAGTGCTTGTTCGTAAAGTTTTTGGGTTTTGTATCCAACCAAGAACTTTAACCCGCCGATACCGTAACGGAATAAAAGCGCATCTGGCACGAGGTCAAGGCCCGCCTGGAATTTATCTCTTACGTTCGCTTTCGTGAGCGTAACAGGAGAGGACACTGCAAGGGTACCGGACGCGTCAAGTGCCTTCTTTACCAAACCGTCAAAGTATAGGTAAGATGCGTCACCGGCAGCAGCTCCTTTAGTAGTAGGGTCTACATTGTCTCCGGCTGGATCGTATTCCACGCGTGATCTCCAGATTGCTTTTTCGAAGAACTCGTTCAGACGCTTCATTGTTTGCATCATCATGAAGTTTTCGGCTGTTACCGGAAGTTCACGACCTAACAAGCGCGGCTGAAGTTGCTCAGCGTAGAAGTGTTGCTCGTAATCACGAGGGTTGAACTCGTAATAAAGCATCATGTCCTGTGGTTCTAACACGGCGCCGTCCACGTCAACAGCTCCTTGTGAAACAGGTGTTGCGGCTCTTTTCTGCATGAAGTTTGAAACTTCAATACGAGGGATGGTTTTCTTTTTACGGATACCATCTTCGATGTAGATAGCTCCTTTTTCGATGGTGTCTGCACCTACCACTGATTTAGTGATCATGTAACTGGCCGCTGGGCCAGACCACGAGGTGTCTGTTATACTTAACGCTTCAGGCATTTTATTTACTTTTTAATTTTTACAGATTGAATTTGTTTTGGAGCTCAACCATTTTCTTGGAAGCAACAGCAGTTAACTCGGAGTCGTTTCCGGTGTTAGTGTGCGTTCCCAGGTCAGCGCCTTTTTTATTGATTACCATGGACTCAAGGATGGCCTTCGTACCTGCTGGATTCGCGAGGTAGTTTTTGGTCCACATTTCGATCACCGGAGCCTCGTTTTTGATCTTGCCCACTTTTACAGCGTTTTCGATTTCAACTTTAGCTTCGTTTCCAACGCGAGCTTCTTCGTCCGCCTTAGCTTTTGCCTTCATAGCGTTTAACTCGTTGTCGAGTTTGTCGTATTCAGCTTTTTTGTTAGCGAGTTCGTTTTCCAGATCTTTAATTTTCTGGTTTCCCGCTCTGTTTTCAGCTTCGATTTTGTCGATAGCCATAACAATTCCGTCTTCGTTGGTCCCGTCGACAAGATTCAGTTTGTTATATACTTTTTTCATTTGTGATTTTTTATTATTTAATTTTTCGTTGATAGCGCTATTGGTAATTTGCTTGTAGTGATTATGAGCGGTAAGAACATTGGATAGGTCCGGCTTAGTTCTTACTTTGTTGAAGTCAGAAGAAGACTCGCGGATACATAGCCCTAGAGACTCGCATTCGATAGCGTCCATCCAAGTGGTAGCGTCCATCAAACCCTTAACAACTTCTGAGGTTAAAAACCCACGAGAAGAAATCATTGTGTTAACACACTTTTCAAATACCTGTCTGCTTACTTCGTCACCACCAGAAACGGGGTGAACCATGAGGACCGCGTTGTCCATCATATAGCGATTACGTCCGGCTAAAAAGATTGGAGCGGCAATAGAAGCCGCCATGCCTACGTTGTGAGTGTCGACTTTCGTCTTTGTTTTTAAGATTGTGTTGAAGATTTGCATCCCATCGACCACCGATCCGCCCGGAGAGTTAACCCAGATGTTGATTTTTGATTTACCAATAGTGTCAAGGAACATCAATTCGCGGCAAAACTTATCCGCTGGAATCCCCGTACCCGTTTCTTCGTTGTATCCGATTTCAGCATCTAAAAGCATGATAGGCTCTTCGGCGCTTGGGTCAATCGTGTAGAGAAATTCCATTACACAAAGTTTCCGATAATGCTTTTTTGAGGGTGTTGTTTATGTTAGAGTATGTTAGCAAAATGTTTATTAGTTTACCCTAATAAAATAGTTAGGGAAACCTAATAAATGTAATTTGGCATTACGAATGAGTGAAAAACTACCATGGATGGAACGGCAAGTGGCGACTTACCTACATCCGAAATACTACAAGCTTTTTATAGCGGATTGTCACAGTAACCTCAGCGGAAAATCTGAAACCTGTGCAAAGATTTTGAAAATGTTTTACGATCAACTCCCGGATCTACAAAAGCGGAACCTGGAGAGGTTGTATGACGAGATGAGTGACGAGCAAAAAAAGAACCCTAGGAAGGCGTAGTACAAACTAACCGAACGGTAACTTACCAAGTAGTAACATGAAAAAATTAAATCTCTAGCCGTTTCAAAGGCGGCAGCTTGTAACACAACGGACAAGGCTTTGGCCCCACAAGATTGCTGATGACACAATCCTCATCGACAGGTTTAAAAACCGTCAGGTAGCAATCTTAAACCAAGGGATGGGTAGCGAGTGGTTGACCAGTTACAGGCAGATTTGATGACACTGGCAATCTCGGACAAGGGGATGCGGGTTCGGCTTCAAACCGAGTAGAAATAACTAATGGACAGGATCGATAGAATAACCGTGTCAGTGTAAAAACCATAGAGAAAGTAGACCTGAGAAAAGGCCATTTTTTATTAAATTTGAATTATGAAACGATACTGGCTTTTTTCTTTTCCTAATTGCTACCCGAGCGGCGGCTTTGAAGATTTCAACGGTTCTTTTGATACCATTATCGAGTGTGATAAAGCACAGGAAAAAACAAACAATGAAATGGGTCATATTTTTGACTCAGAAACCAAGACCATTTTGAAAGAGTATTATCCTAGAGTGAGTGATTACGACTTAAAACAAAACCCGCATCTTAACGAAATATTTGATCTTGATCGATTAAAATAATTTTCATTACCTTTAGTCTATGAAAAAGACGTTAATAATACTAGCCGTTCTTATTTCCCCGCTGTTTAAAGGTCAAAATCCAAATATCCCAATAGTTAATGTCTGGAGGGTCCTACCTCAAAACGCCTGTCCTGGTGATACACTGAGAGTGAATTTTAAATTCAACCCTCCGACACAAGGGACGATGCAAACCACTTATTTCAACATTTACAACGGATCAACCGTAACAACCGTTTGGAATGGAAACTGGAATACGTTCTACTCCCTACCAAAAGAAACTTGGGCGCCGCTTGCGACAGCCGATAGCTGTTATTTGATGAAATTAGTTGTGCCGTTTGGACTTTCGGGATGTTCATGCGCGAGCGTTACCGCTACGGGTGACGACATGGGGTTTACACTTAATGTCTGCGCGACTAGTATCCAAGAAGAAACATTAAACGACTTTGTCCCTACTGTATACTTTGATTTGTACGGTAACAAGACGGACAAAAAACCTAACACCGTTCTTATCGAGCAGCGCGGAACAACCCGAAAGAAGGTAATTGTTCAGCCTTAAATTTGCTCAAGTACGAATAATCCGTTTGAAATACTTTGGTTATTTGAAGAAGATCTTTCTACTGTCAATTTAATAATCGACCCTGCCGCCACATTTTCAGCTACGTAATACAAAGTTGCCGGTTTGTTGCACTGGGAGACGGTGTCACTATCAATCGCTTTTGGCGTGATGGTCCTAACGGTAGAACCTCCGATTTTTAATCGAATTATTGCCCCTGTAACGCTGCTAACCAAACTTCCTCCGGCAACTTCAGCCGAGAAGGTAATTCGGTAACTTCGCGTTCCAACCGGTGTCGTGTATGTCGCGCCGGTGATGTCTGTCTCTGATCCGGAAGCGGTAGTGAATGTTGCTACCGTTATTTGCTGGAAATCTTTCCTTAACAAATCAGCTAAGTCAAAAGCTCCGGTTCCTGACGTCCCAGCCTGGAGCACCAACCTTTTAATCTTATGCACAGAACCGGTGGACCCGTCCGAAAATTCTATGGGATCGATAGTAGGCTCATTCGTTAAAGACTCCACAAAAACGGCGGTTGGCGCCATTGCTAATATGCCCGTAGCGCCAGCAAAGTAATAAAGCTCGTCGTCAAAAAATATGAAGCCGTCACTTAGTACGTTGCCTCCACCGCTGGAAACACACCCGGAAACTACTATCCCATTGGAACCGGCTACCGCGTATAAGCCTTCGCCGATCACCTGACGACAAACGCCTTTGAATATCTCGCGGTTAGCGTTTTGTAAAAAAGTTAAAGACGCTCCTAAAAACGGCTGTTGTTTTGAGGGGTCAGAAATCTGTGTTGTATCTATGTAATTCATAATTAAAAAGTTTGTATGTCGTAATTCATTCCGGTTAGCTTGTATTTATCTACCACGTTCCGGATCATTTTATCCTTGTCAGCATTCAGCGCCGGGGGTAAAGCTGTGTATAAAGCAATAGGGAAATAAACGGTAAAATCGTATTGAGTTGCAGAGTAGGTGTAGCCCATGAAGTAACTAGAATAGGCGCTGTAATTGCTTAGATTCCCCGAAGTAGCAGAAGATCCACCCATCAATAATTGAGACGTTGTTACATTCGTAGAAATGTAAATCAAATCGCTCGGCGCGGCATTCATAAACCAGCGATTTAGAGCATATTCTAAAACTATAATCTGGGAATTATATTTTACCCTCTCGTTCGCTCCGATATAATTGTCCTGAATTTTCCTCCAATAGTCAGTGTTTAAAGGGTTCTGCAGCGCACCAACGGCGCCCGCTGGATTGATACACTCATAGTTTCCAAGATCAGAATACCTCACTCTTGAAAATTGAGCGAAGCCGGACACCGCGTCCCAATCCTGGTAAGCTGTACCCTTCGCGTAGTCGTCAAAAAACAAGTCCCTGAGCCATTGGAGCGGATACATTAACGAGTATCCCCACGCAAGCAGCTTAGGCTTCCTTTTGTTTGGAGGCGAAAGTGATTCGTACTGTGTGTTGTAGTCTATGTCGTAAATGTCAGGCATTACGCTGGAGTAAAGGTTAATTTATCAGCAAAAGTTTGACCGGCGGTTGTTTCCTGCTCCACATAACCGGCAAAGGTTGGATAGGAGGTAAGGATCGATAAACCGGTTTGTATTAAATATGTTTTGCTTGCGAAGGCGGTCGCGTTCGGACGAATGGCAGCGTTTAGAATGTTAATGTCAATAACGCCCTCCACGCCTTGAATCGCGTCGATAATTTTCAAGATGTAAATGGTACCGTCAAAGTCCAGCTCAGCGAAATACTCTTCGATAGCGGCGATCACGTTTGCTTGGATCACACTTGCATATTGCCCGTCATAAGTAATTGTTCCCTCTAGGAAGAATTTATCTGAAGCGACAGAGGTTACATTACAGCGTACCCCGGCAAAGGCTATTCCTACACCCGCGCTGGTCCCGTTGCCCCCGTTCGTTAAATAAGTCGACAAAGCGCTAAGCTCCGGAGCCGATAAAGCAACAGGCGGATCACTTTTCGCTACCTTGATGTTTACTGTTTTATTTGATGCCGTTTTTACTGAACACCTGGTAATTATTCTTAAATCCTCGTCGACTGTAGCATAACCAACGGACATGGTCGTGGTGTCTAAAGTTACTACCTGCGGAACCGTAGCCGAGTACTGAAACTCTAGTACTTTTTGTTGATACCAGAAGTCCGAACCGACCGCCGCGTATTTTATTTTGTCCTCGATGTCATGCTTAAAAACATCCAGGAGCTGTTCGAATAAATTAATCGCCACGGCTACGATAAACGCCCATAAATTATAGAGCGCCACTGCCGATGTGCTGTTCAACGAAGCCAATTCCGCCTGCGCCGATTTCTCGTCTAGTATTTGTTGCTTTATTACAGCTATTGTTCTTGCCATTATAATTTCTTAGTATAAGGTGAAGGGTTGTAACCAACCGTTAGGTCTAAGTCAGTCGGCGGATCTTTTGTGACGCCTCCAACCGGCTCGGCCATGCCATTATCGATATAGTTAGTTGTGTATTCTTGAATAAAATGATAAATAGCCTTATGGTTAGTGTCTTGGGTTTCCTCTGTTCTCATAAAAGCTACCGCTCCGGAAGGTTCAAATTTCTGAAGGGCCTTATAAACTAAGGTTCTTAAATCAAACACATCAAGGTTCTGTTCCATGCTACCGTCTCCGGCATCATACAGCTCGTGTCCTATGTGGATATTCACTAACAAAGGATCGTAAATCTGATATCCGCCTCCAAGCTGTTTAATAGGGCTTGGGCTCACGAACTCAACAAATACGCAGGGAAAAGGAAAGGAGTATATTAAAGAGCCGCCTTCGCCCTGATCGATTAAGTCGAATTGCCTGTTATACATCTGTATAAACTGGATACTAGGCACCTCGGTCTCTAATTGTCCTTTTATGGCAAGGAATAACTGTTTCACGCGAACGTCTTTTTATACATTTGAATTACTTTTCTTTTAAACATCATCCTTAGATAGTGGCCATCTCCGATAAACTTTCTTTTAGGCATCCCGTTCAAACCTTCATTATGAGCCTTTGCGTACGGGAGCCCTGAAACAAGCCATTCAATACGCTTAAATGTTTTTGTTTTCAAACTATTGTTAACCTCTCTTCTTAGCGCCCCTGATTTAACTAACGTTTTCCTTGTCCTTCTACCCAAGTCTTTTTTTCTCGGGTATTTGAACGCCTTTGTTCCTGGTATTCTGCGTTGTGGTATTTTCCACGGCGTATTATTCCAGGCTTCTTTCTTAAACGACTCTACAAAGATTCGCGTACCCAAATTGCCGATGACAGCAGGAATGTCTTTCCTTGTCGAGGCTACTCTTTTTTCAAGAGCTTTAAAAGCCGACCGAAAATCTTTGTGCGTCGCCATTATGCCGTTGCTATTTTGTTTTCGTAGAAGTCGAAATACGTTTTTTCTCCCATCAACGAACTATTCATTCTTACCTCAACCCCGTCAAAAGTATACTGCTCGATATTCGTTTCAGCCTGATCAGCGCGACCTTCTTTTTCAAGATTAAACCTTACCCAATCAGTAAACTGAATAAAATACTTCGGGCTCAAGTATATTGTCTTCAGCGGCTTTTCAACTCGTCTATAATGCTTTCTGTAATGGCTAACAATGCTCGCCACCATGTCCACAGCGATTAAACCTGTCGACTCCCAATTATTTATGTAGTTTGTGTTCATTTCGGTATAGGTAGATTAAAATTCTTTCTTGCCAGTTCTTTGTCCTTTGGCGCAACGTCGAAATAAGGATGTTCCTTATTGAAAATCACTTTATCAATCCCCGGATTACCTTTAAACACAGGATTAATATGGTCTGTTTGCTCAATTGCCGAGTCTATCTTTGTTCTGCTCGACAGTTTTACATCTTCGTACTTGTCGATCTTCTCCAAAATACACCGACAACGAAAATGCGTCAACGGCGATCTTGACTTCCAAAAAGTGTCGTCGACCGGCGCTATGATGTCATTTAGTATCCTGCACTCTTCGCTCGTGTTCGCATCCATAACCGCTGATCTTTTCAGATAAGGAAAGAGTTCCTTACTGCTTTCTATATCCTCCCATTTTACTGCCGTTTGAGCCTGACCAACCGCGGTATTGTATTCAGCTTCCAGGTAATCAACATTGTAAGTGTCGAATCGCTCCCTTGCTACCTTTTTAAACTCTGAAAAGGTTCTCAGTTTGTCGCCATCAAGAATTAAAGAACTAATTTCTTTTACCTGAGTGTAAGTCTTGGCTCCTGAGAAAATGTAAATGTTTTGGGTTAGCTCCCTTTTTAGCTCATCACTTACATAATCACTGAATGCAAAACCTACATTCATTCCCTGCACTAATTTCTTAGCCGTCTTTTCATAGACTTTTTTAGGGAGGTTATTTATTTTTATTTTCCCTGAATAAATGTCTACGAGGACCCGATTAATATCGCCTTCCCTCATGAAACTCATCTATACAGGTTTTTAAGTTTAATCTTTACTTTATCGTCAAGCTCCTTTTCTGGCTCTACTTCAGTTTCTATTTTCTCTGCCGGTATTCCCGTTCTTTCTGTAAAATATTCCGGGTCCATCTGGAGACCAGCGTTTTTCATGTTCACAGCGATCTCAGAAACTACTTTATTATTAGTATCTTCCTTTAGGCGGGCTTCTTCCTTCTCCTTATTGTTCAGGATGCAGAATTTATAACCAGCAGGAATTTTAATCCCTAGGTTCATCAGTTTAGGGATAACTTTTGTGTTAACAATATATTCCATCCACTGGTTATCGATCTTTTCTGTTCTTTTGATCGCATCAGCCGCTCCGTCTTCTCCGCCAAGCTTACCTTGTTGGCTGTCCATAGCATCCGCATGGCCAAGAATGATTTTGGAAATCATTTTCAGAGCCCTGTTTTCGAAATTATCAAAGCCCTGATTTTTTCCGGCGCCGGTAGATCCTGCTAATAGCTCTAACTCGTCCGTGGGGTCAATGATAGCCCAACCACTTGCTCCCATGGCCGCGAGCCCGTTTTCCTGCTCAGCTCGCTCTACCGGATCTTGCTTTGCAGTTTTGAGTACACGTATTGGTTGACCATAAAGCTCTAAAGCCGTTGCGTTATACCCCATGTTGTTCCGCAGCATAATTTCGTAGTATGCTACTTTATATAGATACCCATAACCGCAGGTGGAATAACCGTCAACACTCGGAGTGTCAATCCATATAGTCCAATCGATTATTTTATTTCCGTTTGCATCAGCTTGGTTAGGGTCCAAAAAGTTCAGACCCGATAAAGAATACACGTAAGCAGTAACTTGGTGCCTGTCCGGTGAAATATTCCAGCGGCGAACCACGGTAAGGTTAGGAAACTCGTTATTAATCATGTCCCCAAGGTTCACTAGGGTATAGCCGTATGCCTTAGCGTCGAGCGCGTAGTTCATTAGCTTATAAAACCATTCCTTCTTAAATAATTCGGTAGTTTTTTCATCTACCGTTTCGCCATTCATTATAGCGAAGTCTTTCAGTAGGGTAAGGTCTTTTCGGAGCTGCATAGCGGCATCTACCTGACCATTCAAAACAGTATCCTGGTAGATCCTCTGCATTTTAACCCTGTGAGGATAGAATGCCTGTTCCGCTTCTTTTATCCCGTCCCTCCACGCTCCGATGTCAAGCTTCAATCGCTCAAACTGAACGGGAGAGATATAGCGACTAATATTCTGGGCCGATGTGGTCCGGTTTATTCCGCTAGTTGGAAAGAAGTAGTTTTTTATATTTTTAAATGCGCTCATTAATAGTCGTTTTGTCTCCTTACTTGTCCGCCGAACGCTATTTTACTTCCTGATTTAGGCTGAAGTCTGGGAATGTTTACTGTAAAGGCTCCGTCTGCCACAGCCTCTAACCATGCCGTCGCCGCTGCATATCTGTCCATCCTTAATTGAGGGATGTTGTTTGGTGACATTCGACTATGAAGGTGATAAAGGCAGATGTCTACCGTTTTTTGTACTAAGAGTCGGTTCCGGTTGTCCCCCGCGGTCCATTTGGTTGTATTAGTTGGTAGCGTACCTGCTGCAACCGAGTAAGTTGTCCCTGTGCCCCAATATTGAGCTCCAGCGATTGTGTCGTCTGGAAAAACATTTTGAAGTGGCAGGGTAGCGGTGTTGCCGTATTGTAACGCGGTCTCGTGATCAAGAATAGGTGATGATATCGCCGCTGTATAAACTTTGTTTTTCCACCAAACCTGATCGCCGACTTTGTAATAAGATTTATAATCAAACTCCGCATGAGGAAGTGTGACATGAAACAAATCATACTGAGCGCCCAACAAGGTCCATTTGGTCGGATCGAAAGTTCCGGTTGTTGCACCTATACAGATATAAGCGTTTCCGGAATAGATTACTAAATTATTGATTACATAAGCCGTAGCCGGTACGTAAGTGCTGAAGTTAAGTTCTACGCGATCCTTTGCGGAGTATACTGTACTTGGCGACCATGGCTCTGTGTCCGTAAATTCTTTGTCTGTGTCATACTTCTGGTCGATATAACTAATGACCTCTTCTTCGGCTTCCTGCTCGGTTAATGTTCGAAAGCTGTCTGTGTTTGATAATACCTGCTGAAAATTGACAGATTGTATTTTACTGAGATAGTCGTAATAGCGCAGGTATGGCATAAAACAAAATTACCCCGCGTTAATTTCAAGTGTGGTAATCTATGTTAGTGAAAAAGGCCACCCCGAAGAGCAGCCTTTTAAAATAAACTGAAAACAAAAACACAAAGTGTAAAAGTAAAATGTCGTTTTCTATTTTATTTGCAGGTATGTTAGTAAATGTGCTTATGTGCCGTTTTACCCGTTACTATTTTTGTGGCCTTGCCTGCCTTTAGATACTTTTGATACTCAGAAGCAAAAGCTACCGTGAATATGTACCGCTTCATGTCGCTAAAATGCCCGAACTCCTGGTAAGGTATTTTTGTGACCGGATGTTTTTTTGTGGTTTTGGCAATATTTCCGTTTTCATCCTCAAGAGCATATTGATAGTCGTGTATTGATCGCTTGCAGTTGTCCCCGATGGTCACAAAAATGTTGCCTTCGTTGTACCGGTAACAGGCATTAACGAATTTACCAGATTGATAAACTGATGGGTTTACGCTTTGCAGCCTTAGCGTTGGCTTATAGTCTTTCAGGTACCCGACTATTTCCGTGAACATATTCTGCCCCTTCTCTTTGGTTGAGTCTTCAGATACCGCGGTCTTATCCCCATAAATAAACAAGCCCTTCACAACACTAGGAGGATATCGACTAACGAACTCTTCGCATACTATCCGGACTCTGTTTTTAGGGTCCTCAAAAGCGATCTCATCAAATTGACAAATACTCTTCTTTTCGCCATTAATATCTATTTGCCACATAGAACACGGCTGATAAGGATTTACGTTTTTATCCCAGCTCATGTGAATAGGTCGCGACGGATCAAAAAGCTGAGGATAGCCTTTAATTAATCTGTTTGACTTGACGTGATTATTGGTATTAAAATCTTTCCAGAACTCGCCGCCGGTTCTTAATCGACCCCAATTACCAAGTCCGTAAACCTGATAATAATTAAAGTCGTCTATTTTATCCTTCTCAAAGTCGTCTATCGTGTGCTGATCGACAAACCCGCCAACGAGGCGCCCGTTTCTCCACTTCCCGACAATAAAAATATTATCCAGGTAGTTAGTTTTCATAACTACCGTGTTTTGCTTTGAATTAACCCATAATCCTGTAATAGGAATGTTGTCACCAGCGTCTTCATGAAAAAAACCAGTGTCTTTTTCTATTAAAGCCTCTTTATCGAAGACGTTAACTTTAATCCAGTGATCTTCTGATATAGGATTGAAGATGCCGACTATCTGTTGCCCTTTACGCCCGCGGAGTCGTTTTCTTATCTGTTTTAAATCAACTTCGTCGAACTGGGAGATTTCCTCTAAAATGACGCGCTTAAAATTTGTGATACCTTTAATTTTTTCGCTGTCGTCCAATCCTCGAAAGCGAACGTAAGACCCGGTTCCCTTACAGACGATATAATTTTGCTGAATGATGAACTCGCTATTCAGCCCCCAATCGTTAATAATGTTTTTGAAGTCTGAGTAAATAGAGTCCCTTATGTCTACGGCAAATTTTCTTAATACGAGGGTGTTATTGTTTTTGCCCTGCATCATTTCTATGATGGTGAGCTGAACAACTGAATAAGATTTTGAAGCGGAAGACCCTCCGTAAATCCAGATAAACCTTAACAATAAGTTCGAGAAAGCGTCTTTGAGGTGCCAGAAGACGTTATTGAAAAGGTCCGGATTGAAATTAATTTTGACTTCTTTTCCTTTTGGCTTCACTCTTTCTCGTAGCTTATCTGGATTGAGATATTGTGCCAAGTGTATTGTTGGCCAATAATTATGACTATCGTCTTAGATTTTTTACGCTTGGTTTTCCCCTGTTTTTCTGTTGGCTGGTCACTTTCTGCCGCCGGTGAGTGTCCCGTCATTCCTCAAAAGTTGTGTTTTCGTCCCCTGTTTTTTTAAAGCCTATAACATAAGATGAAACCGTTTCCCCGTTACTCGTTACATCCATTTTGTCCCCGTATTTTTTCGGCGCCAACTTTGACGCTTTCCACTTCCTTGCATCAATTCTTAATCGATCTCTAGCTATTTTGGCCTGATTGGGATATTCTCCGTGTTCGCCAGATAGGGTGTCTTTTGATTCGTCGTCTGATATTTCGATGATCTCGTCAGCCAACAGGTCCGCTTGCTCTTCTCGCGCACGCGCGTATCTCTCCGAAAACCCCTCATGTTCAATTAGCCATAAGTAAACTGAGGAAGGTGCTATCTTCAGATCTTTGCAAATAGAATTTAGCCCCTTGCTTTTTGTGGCTAGCGCTTCGCAAATCTGTTCGGCTAATTCTTCAGTGTATTTTGTAGGGCGGGCCATTAACACAAAGTTCGCTTATTGAAAATTGCGCTACGTTACACTATGTTAGTAAGGTTGGTTAGTGATGCTTTACGTTTTTCCAGACAATGAACTCATCTTCATGGAAATAGTAGTTGTAAACTGATCCGTTAAGCGCGTGGATTTTTTCTTTTGGATCCAAGGATTCGGGACCTGGGTGAGCTGTGCAGTAAAGCTCTTCGCCGAGCGGCATTAAGTCGAGTAGTGGGATGTCGCAATAAACTAAAAATTCGAAATCGTTGTGTTTACATTTTTCCGGATCAACATTCTCGAATGGATGGAATAAATAGAAGTTCGACATGAAGTAAAGGTAGTTATACAAAGCATGGTTGCCAAACACGATTTTTCCAAAATATTTCCGTTGTAAAATAAAAAACCCCTGAAAGGCTTGCTAACAGGGGCGTGTAAGGTTTTATCTGCGGACCGGACGGGTCTACTGTTAAATTAATTTTATTGGTTTGGCTGTCAAAGAATTATAGGTTGAATGCTTTGCTACCATTGAGGTTCCGCTTATTTTATGTAATTTCATGACGTTTTTAGAATCGTCGTAAAATTCCAAAATTTTCCAAAATATTTCCATGAAAGTAAAGCCGGTTTTAGCAGAGTTTAAAAAGTCAGATGGCACTCACAGGATAAACATCTACCTATATTCCAAAGGTAAGAAAACTTTCATCCCCACAGAATATTATGTTCGAGAATCTGATTTTGATGAGGGTACTGTGAAAAAATCTCATAGAAACCACCTTGAACTAAACGGCGTGATCCGGGCCCTGTGTTCCGACATTGAAAGTTTAGGCTTGCGATTCGGAGAAAAGGATCCGTTTAAATTGAAAGATCTTTATTTAAAACCCGAGGTTACAGCTATATCTATTCCGGACTTTATAAAAAGGTTTGCTGAAGACATGGAAAAAGGCAGGGCTTTAAATAAAGGCAAACCATTTGCTCCGGCAAGTATTACAAGCTTTAAATCGTACGCCCGACACATTACTAACTTTATTGGAGATAGGCGTATAGGTTGGCAGGATGTAAACGAACAGTTCTATAATGAGTATTGCACTTATCTTAGGTATGAACTTGGTTTTATGGAAAACACCATAGCCAGGGCGATTAAGGTTTTGAAAAAAATGATGCGCGTTGCCATGAGATCGCCCTACAAGCTCCATTCAAATACCGACTTCATGGAGTTTCACGCGGCCTATGTGGACACAGATAGCATATTTTTAAACGAAGATGAAATTAAAGCTTTTAGTTCTGCGGAAGTAGACAAGCATTTAGTGGAGGATCAGGACCGGTTCTGCATAAGTTATAACTTGTTTCTTCGATTTGGTGACGGTGTAAATATCGATGAACGAGACATCTTCCAAAACAACGGCAAACACTTTGTGAAGCTGATGCAAGCGAAAACTAGGCATAAGCCGGTGATACCATTGTTTCCGGAAACCCTTGAGCGATTGAAAAAATACAAATACAAATTACCGGAAAGCACCAACCAGGAAAGTAACTGGAAGTTAAAGGAAATAGGAAAGATCGCGGGGATTAATTCCATTTTTACTGAGACGTACGTAAAGCAAGGGAAGATTGAAAAAGAGTCCGGATTTAAGTATTTATTCATTACCACTCACACGGCTCGCCGGTCCATGGCTACGAATTATTATCTAAGCATGAGGAAACACGGAAACATCGATTTAAAAAGTCTTCAACTTATGGGAGGCTGGAAGTCTATTGCAATGCTTGAGAAGTATTTAAAGATTGAATCCCTAGAAAATGCCCTTGATGCTAGCGAACACCCTTTCTTTAACTAACACTTAGCGGCTTTAATCGTAGCGAGTATAGCCAGTAGAGCTACAAGTATGTTAATCAACCACATTACATTTTCCTTGTCGTGGATCCAAAGTTTACCTTGTATAAACAGAAACTCAAAGTTCTCAGCTTCATCTAATGCGATGTAATGATAGCGCGGATTAGTTAAGTCTCCGAACCTCGGGAACCGATACACGTATTTTTTTCCCTTCACCGTGTGATGGTCAGGGGTGTAAATAAACTGAAAGTCTCCGGCGCCATCGTTGTAATAACCCTTGCCGATTTTTAAAAGGCGATTTCCCTTTACTAATTCTATCTCATTCATCGCATGATTATACTCATAAACTCTCATGGAATGAAATACGGAAAATAAAGGCAATAAAAAAAGCTCTTTCGAGCCTTTAATTAAGTTGGTGCGTGAGATCAAGTAGGGGGTGACCTTGCTTGACTTCCTTAAAGCTTTCTAAATGTTTCCTGATTTTGGCCTTCTGAATTTTTGTAGCCATTTCGAAAATTGTTGCCAGCGGGCAACAGGCGCACTGTTTGTCTTGGTTCATATATTTCTTTTTTATATAAAGATAACGAAGTATAGAATCTCTTATTACTACAATTTGTAGTATGGTGAAATTTTTTGACCTTGAATATTAAGGGTTTAAAGGCTTACAATACTAAACGAAATTTATCCGTTTTTAGCCTTTTCTGATTGCGTTTTTTGCTTAATTGGAAGCGGGCCTATTAGGCCTTGATCTACAGCTTTGTCCAATAGTTTTATCAATACCCGATTAGATTCTACCCACTGATCATTGTTCTTACTTATCTGGTCTATTTCTCCTCGTATAATATCTAATGCCGCTATCAACGCGGTTTCTAAGGGGCTAATTTGCGTCTCTTTATTAGTAATATCGCTAATATTATTTAGCGGAACATCCTCTTCTTTTATTAGTTCATTCATATCGAGGTTGTACGCCTCACATATTCCGGTTAACGTTTCTAAAGACGCATTGCCTCCGCTTTCTATGTGAGATAGTGCCGATTGAGTTATTTTATACTGTTGTGGAAGCCTCTCTACGAAAGCCCCCTGCGTTAACCGAAGCCTTTCTCTCAACTCCCTAATTCTTTTCCCTACTATTTTATTTTTTTTCATACTGTAATTCAATGAATTGCGGGGGAATTAACAAAAGTAATAATATTTTGTTAATAAAAATATGAATGTACTAATAGATATTAATGAATATGTTCATATATTTGCATTCATAACGACATTAAAAATACAAACATTAAGACGATAAAACAACTATGAATGTGCCAAGAGAAATAATAAAAGTTTGGAGAAAGCATAAAGAACATGGCTTTATTACGGCAATCGCTAATAAGTCTGGGCTTGATCCAAGAACGGTTAGCAGAGCGATTAACGACGGTACCTGCGAAGACTCTTCGTTTCATAAAATTAACGACGCGATAAAGTCAATTAAAAAGGAGAAGGCAGAACTAATTAAGCAAACCCTCGACGATTTAAACTAATGACTGTTTTCAAGGACATACCTGGTTACGAGGGACTTTACCAAATTTCCAACAATGGGGATCTTTTAAGCTTTTACTGGCACGGCAAACCTAAGGTTAGGGTAATTACGCCAAGTTTGACCTTAAACCTTTATTTATATGCGACGCTGTATAAAGACGGAGTCAGAAAGACATACGGTATTCATCGACTTGTAGCTATGGCTTTTTTGCCAAGCAGCGATCAGTCTTTTGAAGTAAATCACAAAGATCACAACCCGCTAAATAATAATGTAGAAAACCTCGAATGGATTTCCCATAAGGACAACGTTGCTCATAGTTGGAAAAATCCTATCAGAGGTAAAAAATTCCTAAAAGATAAAATTTTTAAAAAACACATTTCATCGAAATAATGACAATGAGCGGTTTATGCAGCCCTACGGAGGCGCTACAAATACTAGGACTTTACAATCCTGACACAGATAAAAAGGCTTACACCTGCCATTTAACCAACCTCGCTAAAAGAGGACTTCTTAAGCGGGTGAAAGTGGGGCACAGGTCCATTGTCTACAAAAAGAAAGACTGCGAAGCTTTATTTGAGCGGGCAGAGAAGGAAGGGTTGAATTTAAAACAAAAACCGGCTAAGGGTCTATAACCCTATGGGAGAAGTATAAAGAATTTAAAAAGACGCTATGCTAAAACAAACTGAAATAGATTTTAACGTACACCAGTACGAAAGTAAGGCTGAAAGTCAGATAATACTTGACAATAACAGGCCACACTTTTCAAGGCAATGCAGAGTATTATTTGATGCTTTGATGGCCGGGAAAGTTCTTACAAGTGAGATTTCTTTTTTAGAATACAACATCGTTGACTTTAGAAGAAGGATATGCGACTTAAAAGAGATCGGCGTTTTAATCTCTTCAAGACTGAAACAGAATAGCAGGTCTAAAGAATGGTTTCTCGACAAGGATCAGAAAGAATACAACTCGAAGTTTAACTACTCTGATATTGAAAACAACACTTATAAACTAAAATAATGTACGAACACTTAACATACGAGGAGTGCATGGAATTGGCTTTAAGGTCGATTGCTGAAGCAGAACAGATTTTAGAATCTATAAAAGGAAAAGCTCATTCACCTTATAACGAAATAAATAAACCAAATGGAAAATAAAACAGCAGATCAGATTTACGGAGACTTACTCCAAGTTAACAGCTATTTTGAATTAATGACTGTTAAAGTTAAAAATGCGGAATTATCCTTAGTTGACAAACTGGAAGGTCTTGAAGAAAGATATTCTCTTATGAGGCGCCTTGATGCCTTAGGAGTAGAGTACTGCCTTTGCGAGAATAAAATGGAGGTCAAAATGTCTAACGCTAAGTCTAACGTAACAATAACTGTTCACTATGCAAAATAAATACTGGACAGAAGAAGAGGAGCCTACGTGGTTTGACGTGATTAAGTTCATTGCCTTTTTTGTAGCCTTCTCTACCTTCTTTATTGGAATAGCGGCAGTAATAATATTAATGTAAAAACAACAAACTATGGCCATGCTATTAGAATCCTTCAGCGCTCCCTACTCTTTAAAGAGAAATACACTACCTGACGTAGAGTTTGAAAAGTGTGTTTACTGCCATGACTGTTCAGATGTCAATACTATGCACTTCGACAAGGATGGAGTAGACTATATCTGCCCTGTATGCTTCCATTTATTCTTAGATGATGTTAGACCTTACTTACTTATACAAGACTATGAAGCACTTGAATTAAAATTAAATAAACTAAAACAACTATGAGCAGAGAAATAAAATTTAGAGCATGGGATAACCACAATAAAAAATGGCTTTTAGGATATGAGTATCCGAACCTTGGCGGCTTTAGCTTGTTCGGCGGATGTGTGTTAATGGGAGAATGGGAAAACGTAGCAACTTCTTTTTTATTTGGAAAAAACGGTTTAGCTCCTGAAGATTTAAAGATAATGCAATACACCGGACTAAAAGACAAGAACGGCAAAGAGATTTACGAAGGGGACATATACAGATATAATTCTTCTGCTACGAACTATCAGGTGATGTTTGTCGGGGGCGCCTTTTGCGGTGGAATTAGTGAAGACTCCTGTGCCCCTATTGGATGGAGAGGTTCTGACGATCGAGAAGACGGTGATTTATATGAAGACTACTACTATAAAAAACACCTTGAAGTCATCGGTAATATTTACGAGAATCCCGAACTACTAAAACCCTAATCCCCCTCCACCCCTATGAGAGAATTACAACACAGAGATTTAAGTGAGTATAAAGGCAACGTAAGATCAATGGAAATGATTGAGAAGTGCAACGATACTTACGCCTTTTGTCTCGCAGAACAAATAGCAGAACAAAGATTAGCAGGACTACCAACCGAACACTTGGATCAAAAGCTGAAAATAGAAATGACAAGGATGTTCACCTCTACACGGGTTATGTTAGGTAAACCAGCTTACAATGAAATTATGAATAAATCAAAATAACACAACATGGAAACAAAAGGAGTCATTAAACACATCTACGACCCTCAGCAGGTCAGCGACAACTTCACTAAAAGGGAGTTTATTCTTACAACGGACGCAAGTTCACCGTACCCGCAGCACGTTACTTTTCAGATGGCAAACCAAAAAGCCGAAGCATTAAACCAGTATAGCCCCGGCGACGAGGTGACTGTTTTCTTCAACTTAAGAGGTCGTGAAGT